AATTTTTCTAGCGATGAATCAAAAGCTGGTATTAAAATATACACTGCATCTTTAGATCCGGATAGTAAGCACTACATTGGCAAGATTTTAAATACAAATCCAGATAGATTTAATGAAGAACAGCATTATCTTTATGCAGACTTTCCTGTCGAAGATGAGTTGGCACGTATTGAATACGACGGCTCTGACGCAGCTGTTGGCATCCTATCAGGTTCTGCTTCTATACTCGCAGGAGCTGGTGGAGCTGGTACACCGCTTACAGAACTTTTTGGATCTTTTAATACAAGGTACCAAACAGCAAAAACAACTTCGTTTATCTCACAACCCTTTGGTGATGTTGAATATGATCTTTTCCATTTTGAAGCCTTGGATGATGGAGCATCTGGCAATAAAAGAGTTAAAGTATCAATATCAAACTTAAGAAGATCAACTAATGAAAAAGATCCTTTCGGAACTTTTACAGTTCTAGTAAGAGATTACACAGATACTGACACTGACATGAAAATATTGGAGCAGTTTGCTGATTGTACACTAAATCCAGGTGATGAAAACTATGTTGGTTCCAAAATTGGGGATTACAAAGTTTTCTACAATTTTGATGCTGAAACTGAATCTGAAAGAAGATTAAGTATAACTGGCAAAAGACCGAACAGATCAGCTTTTGTAAGAATTGTAATGCACCCTGATGTTGAAGACAGAGAAATTCCAAAAACAGCATTACCATTCGGGTTTAGAGGTCTTCCTGTTGTTAAAACAACAAACTCTTTGTCAGATAATACTAATGTTGTAGGCGAAGGATCTTCTAACTTGAATGCTGCTAGACTTAGCTTTGTTCCTGGTGCAGATGTTGATAAAGTTTTATCTTCATCTATTATGCCTCCTGTGCCTATGAGATTTAAAGCTACAAGAGGTGCAGTCGGAACAGGAGGTGTTTGGACCGGAGAAAATGGAACATTAGAAATAGCCGATGCTAGATACTTCTTTGGCATCAAGTTTGAAAGAGTTCCTTCGGAAAACATTGTAACAAATGCAGTTTTAAAAGCAAATGGATCAGGAGAAAGAAACAAACTAATCGATTCTTACTCTAAGTTATTAGGAATTCTTAAGCTAGATACACTAGTAACAGGCTCCGGCGCGGATGACTTTAACAATAATAAGTTTTCTCTTTCAAAAGTTGCTCTTTACAATCAGCCTGCAAGCGCAGATCAAGACTTAGACTCAGCAATTACAGCTACAATTACAGGTTCAGCTGCAGAACATATGGTTCAAGCAGCGTATATTAGAAACGGTTCGATTTTAAAACCTAGATACACAATCAAGGATGATGGAACAGGCAATCTTGAAAGACTTACTTTTGGATCTCTTGTTGCAGGTAGTTCGGCAATTACCTTTAACAGATTTTCTGAATATATGAAGTTTACCAACATGCTTTACGGAGGCTATGACGGTCTAAATTTACTTGACAAAGATCAGAGAAAAATGAACGATAAGGCAGCTTCTATTGACGAAGGTGGAAAAGCCGCAGGAGATGCAACCGGTTATGTAGGTCTATCTCCAGATTCTTCTCCCGGCGCCGGAAAAGAAAACAACACAGTTAGTTCTTATAGAACAGCCGCTAGAATCATTACAGATCCTTTTGCTTCCAGAGTTAATATTGTTGCAATACCAGGAATAAGAGATACCTACGTAACAGATTATACATCTGATCTCACTAAAGAGTACAGCAAGGCAATTTATTTGATGGACATCAAAGATTATGATGATACTCCTACACGACTGTACGATGATTCTTCAACAAGACCCAATGTTAGAAAAACAATTGAGAATTTTGAAGGAAGAGCTATTGACAACAATTACGTAGCAACTTATTATCCTGATGTTATTATTGAAGATGCATCAACAGGTGAATCAGTAACTGTTCCACCTTCTGTTGTTGCACTAGGCGCACTCGGGTACAACGATAAGATTGCTTATCCGTGGTTCGCACCAGCAGGCTTTAATAGAGGAGCCCTAAGTTCAGTTTTAAATACTGAAGTTAGACTTACAACAGAAGATAGAAATATTATGTATGAAGCAAGAATTAATCCTATTGCTAATTTCCCTGATGGTGGGTTTGTAATATTCGGTCAAAAAACACTTCAGCAAGCTAAATCTTCGCTTGATAGAGTAAATGTCAGAAGAATGCTTCTAGAAGTCAAGAGAATAGTTTCAGAAATTGCAAATGGTCTTATTTTTGAGCAGAATACACCTGCTACTAGATCAAGATTTATTCAGCTTGTAAAGCCAAAACTTGCAGCAATCCAAGGAAACCAAGGAATTGATAGCTTCAAGATTGTTATGAACTCTTCAAACAATACAGCGGAAGATGCTGAGCAAAATAGATTAAACGGTAGAATTATTCTTGTTCCTACCCAAGCAGTTGAATTTATCGCAATGGACTTCATAATTACAAATTCAGGTGTAAGTTTTGAATAGTTATATTAGATATATGGAGAATAAAACATGGCAGAGTTAACATTTAAATCAGCAGGTGTAAGTACTAGAGAGATAGATCTGTCAGGTCCTACCCCTACCGGTCCTGTTGGTGTCCCGGCTGGAATCGTAGGTACTTCTAACGAAGGACCTGCCTTTGTTCCGCTTACATTTGCCACTTATGGACAATACAAGCTTACGTTTGGTGCGTCAGATGGCGAAAAATTTGGCCCATTAGCTGTAAGTGAATGGTTAAAAAATGCTCAAGCTGTTACATACGTGAGAGTTCTTGGTGCAGGAGATGGCAAGAAAAGAAGTAATACGACAGGAAATGTTACTTCGGCAGGTTTCGTTGTAGGCGAAAGACAAGTACAGGCAAATGGTATTGTGGGAAATAATCCCTATGCAAACACCGGAGCAACTACTAATGAAGCAAAAGGAAGAACTTACTTCTTGGGTTGCTTTATGTCTGAATCGGCAGGCAGTACAATATTTAGTGCAGCAGGCATTCAAAACTCTGCTTCTGGTTCTGCAATTCTTAGAGGGGTAGTTCTTGCGCCTTCAGGTGTTATTCTAACTTTAAGTGGAAACTTAGATGGAACAAATACAAAACCTATTTCGAGTAATAATGCTGACACTTTGACAGGATTTAGAACCGGTTCGGTCAACTTATCAGGAGGTGGATCTGACTTTGTCATGTTCATGAATGGATACAAAGGCACAACTTCTAATCCGACAGCTATTACTGCTTCTTTTGACATGCGATCACCTAACTATTTTGCAAATGTGCTTAATACTGATCCTCTAAAACTAGAAGAAAAAGGACACCTGCTTTACGGTCATTATGATATTCATCCAACAATGGCATCAGTTACAGGGTCTGGAATAATTAAAGAAGGTTCATATGCAAATAACGAAGAACCTATTGGTTTTATTCTTTCTTCTTCAGAAGGAAGAATTGAAAGAGGTGCTACTGACACTAGTGGCGGAGCAACTCCCGTCTATGAATCTTTTGAAGACAGATTTTCAAATGCTTCTTCTCCTTATATTATTTCTCAAAAGTTTGGTGCAGCGCCTTACGACTTGTTTAAATTGGAAACACTGTCAGATGGTTCTGGAATAACTGACAAGTTTAAACTTTCTATCGAAAATATTTCAAAATCTACTTCAAGCACAGATAAGTTTGGAACTTTTGATCTAGTAGTAAGACAATACAGCGATTCGGATGACGAAAAGAAAGTATTAGAAAGCTTTAGAGGGCTTTCTTTGGATCACAGTTCACCTAGATACGTCGGAAGAGTTATTGGTGACAAGAAAATATACTTTAACTTTGATGCTGATGCCGATTCACAAAAAATTGTTGTCGAAGGATCACATGATGTCAGATCACGCTACGCAAGAATCGTTTTGTCAGATGCACTTAAAAATAAAGAAGTACCCGATGAAGCATTACCTATGGGCTTTAGAGGCCCTAGACACTTGCTTACTTCTGGATCTTTGTTGTGCAACGTACCAGTCGACAGTGTTTTAAACATCTCTGATATTCACAAGAGAGTTATTGAACCGCCTATTCCCTACAGAGAGTCAGTCACGCAGGGTACCGATCTTTCAAAAAGAGTTGATACTAGTCTTTACTGGGGTATTCAAACAAATATTAAAAAGTCTCCAGGTGCGCCCAATGCAATATCAGCTTTTGATGATTCGTTTAACACTTACACTAAGTATTTTCCTTCTCATAGAACAGATACTTTAAACTTTTCTGAGGGTGATAATCCAGGTGTGGCAGATGTAGGTGGAACTGTAAGAGACTCAGATCGATTCAATAAAAATAAGTTTACTTTAGAAAATATTCAAGTAAGAACAGGATCATCAGGAACAGCCGACCCTGACCAGTGGTTAAGCGCTTCATACGTTAGAAGTGGTATTATTGCAATTAATGATGCAAATAAAACACGCGGTCTTTCAATGAGCGACTTGGATGTAGTTGCAAATAGAAAATTCTTAAAATTTACTATTCCTTTCCAAGGCGGATTTGATGGCGTAAACATCTTTAACAAAGATCAGCGAGATCTTTCTAACAACTCTGTGAAGAGAGAAATTGATGATGAGCTAAATCAAGGAGGCACATCTGGCCCAACAGTAGGTGCCTATAGAAAGGCAATAGATATAATGGGGTCTACATCAGATGTAGATATTCAGTTACTATCTATTCCTGGAATTAGACATGAGTCTGTGGTTGATTATGCAATTTCAACTGTTGAAAATAGATTTGATGCAATGTTAGTAACCGACATTGAAGAAAGAGATCAGTTTAATACAGTTATTACATCTTCAGCACAGTCACCACACGTAAACAATACTGTTACGGCATTTAAGAATAGAGTCTTAGACACATCTTTTGCCGCCGCTTACTTCCCAGACGTCACTATGCAAGATCCAGATACGGGTGGTTTAGTAACTGTTCCTCCTTCTGTTGTTACAATTGGTGCATACTCACTTAATGACAGAGTTGGTCATCCTTGGTTTGCACCAGCTGGGTTTACAAGAGGTGTACTTAACAGTGTCGAAGTTCCTAATGTTCTTTTAAATAGAACTAACTTAGATGATCTTTACGATGCTGACATCAATCCGCTTGCTCAATTTCCTGGAAAGCCTCTATCAATCTGGGGTCAGAAAACATTAATGGCAAACTCTTCAGCTCTTGATAGAGTCAATGTTAGAAGACTTCTAATTGACATACGTAGAAAAGTTAGAAATGTTGCAAATACTCTGCTCTTTGAGCCCAATAGAACAGAAACTCTTGAAAGATTCTCTAACTTGGTTAATCCAATTCTACAGTCAGTACAGGACGGGCAAGGCGTTGATAGGTACAAGGTAATAATTGACACTACAACAACTACGCAAGCAGACGTTGAAAACAACACAATTAGAGGTAAAATTTACCTACAACCCACCAGATCTATTGAGTTTGTTGCACTTGACTTTGTTGTCACAAATGCTGGAACAACTATCTAGAAAATACTATATATTAATAACAGGAGATTTTAA